GGCAAGTTCTGTATTCATCGTGGCTTGAATAATCTTTAACTTTGGATTACGGCCCAAGAACCACGAGGGCATGAGATAAGATGCCATCTCTGACTTCGAGTGTCTGGGTGGCATGTTTACGATAAGTCTTTTTAGTTTGCCTTCAGCGATTAGCTCCAATTTTTCTGCAATGATTTTATGGTGTCGTCCAACGATAAACCCTTCATATACATGTTGTGCATACGCTAGAAAATTTTTTTGAGCTATTTCACGGGTGTCCAGTTTGTTTTTCTGTTGCTCAAGCAGAAACACCTCATGTAACACCTCTTTGGGTAAAGCATCTAGATTCATGTCCAAACGATAATATATTCAAATGAATTTATCAACCCTGCATATATATGTGCATGTATGTGTATGTGTCCCCTAATTTACCCCCTCCCCCCTCTTTGCTTTTGCTAGTCGTGTTGTTTTTGTCCTAAGTTACCCCAAAGGGTTCTTGATTCGCAGAATCAACCTCCAAGAGGTCGGTTGATTTGCTTCAGTACAAGAATAAAATAAAAATTATTATTTTTATTGTTATTTTATTCTTGTACTGAATCAAGTTCTACTGAAGTAGTAGAACTTTTCTGCGAATCAAGAACCCTTTTCCCAGTTGCTTTTGGTGGGTCGCATAAGGCGATTAGAAGCCCGTACAGAGCCGAAAGCCTCGGCTCTGGTCTGGGGATACCTTGGATAATCTGGGAATAATTAGTTAACAAGTTAATCGATAGTTGTAGACTATGGGATAAAATGGGAGTATAGTTAATTATAACTTAAACAAGGAGATATGAAAAATGAATATCCAGGAAATAAATTTAATAATGGACACAACAAAAGCATTAAGAGATATGTGTTCCAATAATCATCAACATACAATGACTTTAAATAAAGAAGTTCAAAAGCTCATAAAAGTAATTATGGATATTGAACAAAGAGTTAGTAAATTGGAAAAAGCTAATGACTGAAGTTGTTGAATATAGTGTAAAAAAGAGAGCTTCCCAACATTGGGAGGCTTTCGCCAATGGTGAAAAAATGGTGGAGGATATGCCTTTTTTCAAAACCAAAAAAGAAGCAATATCTTTTCTACAAAGAAATTACATTAGATATGAAATAGAAAATACTTTATTACTTAGGAGGAAATAAAATGAAGTGTGATATTTGTACTGGAGAAATAGACGTTCAAGCAAATGGATACGAGGGAGGGCATAATGCCTTCCCTATTTCCAATGGTCGTTGTTGCACCAAATGCAATGATACTGAAGTTATCCCAATAAGGATCGCAATAATGCAATCTGGTCGACCAATGCCAGATAGAGCCATAAAAGATATTCTGAAGGAACAAAGAAAAGCAAGAGCTTTAGCAAAAGTATCTTTGAAGAACATAACCAAAGAAATAAATGATAAAAAGAATTAACCATTCTCCTTGGTTAGTTAGAGGACGAGGTTACTCCATTGCCTCGTCCTTTTTTGTTTTCCGATTCTAATCACCCCCGATGCCACCCGATCCCGTCTCATCTGATGAGTCCCCGTCAATTACCACTCAGTCCTTGGATCGCAAAAGTGCAGAGAATCGCAAACTTGTTTGTTTTTTTTGCTACTTGCGATTCTCTGCATTTACCCCCGTATCTGAAGTTGCAGAAGGGAGGCGAAGGATCGGGGAAGCTCGGACAGAATGAAGACGCAGAACGAGGGCAACTCGCAAATTGCGAGTTGCCCTCAACCCCTTTTAGGGGTTGACTATCCTATAGAATCTGATAAAATCTTATATAGCAATTATAAAAGGAACTTAAAAAAATGATTATACAAAGAGTAAACGAACATCAATTTATTGATGCTTTTAAAACATGGGACACATACAAGAATAATTTTTCTTATGAAGGCTTGAAGGCTTTATACGAAGAATTAGAACAAGTTTCCGAGTGCATGGACAACGAAACAATAGAACTTGATGTAGTCGCAATCTGTTGTGATTACACCGAGTTTGAAAACTTTGAAGACTTCCAAGCACAATACAGTTGTCAAGATATAAATCATATCTTTGGAGGAAGTGCAGACTGTCTTGACTACTATACCTCAATAGTGCTTCCCGAATGTTGGGTTGGAAAAGACTCAGACAATACAGAAGAAATAAAGCATCTACCCTTCATCATCAGAAACTTTTAAACCAAAGAGCCACCCCTTCGGGTGGCTCTTTTTTTGTGCCTCGGTGCAGTTGCCAATATCAGAGTGCAAAAGTGCAGAGGTTCGCAAACGACCACTTCGTTACCTCTGCACTAAAGATGCGATTTTTCGATTTGCAGAACCAAGACAATCTTCCAATGACCCGTAAATTAAAAAACCTTCGGTCTCGTGGGACAGAATGGGGGTGCAAGGCTCTTGCAACGCAAGAGCCTTGCATAAAGAACCACCCTCAAACAAATATAGAAGCGACTTAGAGGGTGCTTGAACCAAGAAAAAAGAAACATAATTATTGGCAGAAATCCTCAAATGTGTTGAAATTTGTGACAATTCAACCTTAAAAGTGTTTCCTTTTGTTGGTGCTTTTAACTCAATAAACAGAGGGTATTTTTCATTAATGATTATTAAATCAGTAAAACCCGAATTAAACTTATTCTCAATTTTTTGTATAAATGTTCCCTTTGGTAATTGTTTTTTCAAACTCAAAAAAAAGTTTTTTTCTGACATTTTTTAGTTGACCTTTGTGGGATTATGTGGGATAAAAATAAGTAATATAAATTTATTATAAGGAAAAAAGATTATGTATCAAGAACCAATAATCGTTCAAGATCAAAGATGGTTTCTAGGTGGTTTATATGCTTTGGAAACTATCAGAGATGAACAAGAAGAAACAAAAGAGTATGTTCAGAATAACTTTAGAAAGGTAGTATCTGATGACCGATAAACTCAAAATTGCTTACGAAGAGGAGCAAGAAAAAATATTATCTCTTTGGTATAAATATCTTAGCAACGATAAAAGATCTTTTATCGAATACTTTCAAGAAGAACATAATATAAAGTTAGCAGACACAACCTCATACAAAAAGATTAAAAGGTTGTGTAAAGTTTTTTTGAAAGGTAAAAAATAATGAAAGCAATATTAATAAATCCCCAACAAGAGAGCATACGTCATATTAGTTATGATGGAGATTATAAAAGTATATATAGAATAATCCAATGTACTACTTTTGAAGCAGTTTATCCATTTGATAATGGGGACACTCTTTGGATAGACGAAGAGGGTTTACTGAAAGAAAGTAACTTTGCTTTTAATATCAAAGCAGACAATCCAAAATTTAATCAGACAATTATGGGGAGTGCTTTGATTTTAGGTACAGATGCAGAGGGCGAAAGTATCGAATGTAAATCTAAACTAGATGACATAAAAAGCAGAGTTAACTTTCAAGGTAAGGTTGCAATCGAAAATGATGGACAAGGGTTCACTTTAACCCCTTGGCATATTTATCAAAATAATCTTGAAGAGGCTAGATTACTTTTAGAAAAATTAAGAACTGAAGGTAATGCCTAATGAAATCTAAAATTATAAAAGATATTGAGAGAGGACTTTCCCATGATGCTATCGTGGGAAAGTACATCAATAAATGGTGCGATAATGTTGACCAAATCAAAACCATTATCAAAACATATAAATGGCAACAATACAAAAAACACGGAAGGAGATTTGTATAATGGGTTTAGATATGTATTTAAGAGGAGATCACTACAATTCAGATCGCAGTAGGCATGGAGAGGTTTCAAGATCAAAACTTGATAATGAATTTGAAATTTCAAGTTACGAAGTTGATCTTGGGTATTGGCGAAAGCACCCCGACTTGCATGGTTATATCGTTAATACTTTTGCAGATGGTAAAGACGATTGTCAGAAGATAGAACTGAGTGAAGAAGATCTTGACAAGATTATTATGGCAATTCGTCATGATAAATTAGTTAAAGATCATTCGGGTTTTTTCTTTGGTAATTCCACAGAGTTTGGATATTACAACGAAGAAGAAAAGAACTATGCAATCAGTTGCTTTGAGAAAGCAAAAAAATTCATTCAAAGAGGAAAAGAATTATACGAAACAGATGGTTTGTTTGTTCAACCAAGATCAGTTTTTTATGAAGCCTCGTGGTAATTATCAAAGTAATACACGGATTTATTCGTGTATTATCTTGAAAATTGCAACAACCAACGAAAGGAAAAGATATGCAGATTTCAAAACTAGAGGTAAAAAATATCTCACACTATGCGAGGGGTTCAGAAGAAACCCCTTGTTATAATGCTACAGTATATGTCAATGGCAAAAAAGCAGTTGAAGTATCTAATGATGGACATGGTGGAAGTGATAGACAACACACCTATCCCGAAAGTGGTTTTAGACTTCAAGACATTGACAAATGGTGCGTTGAAAAATTTGGTCAAGAGACTTGGGAGTATGGTGGAAAGACCTATTCCACAGACTTGGACTTAGAGCATTATTGCCACCAAGAGTTATATAATTGGCTTGATGCTAAAGAATTGAAGAAAGAACTAAAGAAGAAATATCTTTGTATTGAAAAAGAAAAAGATGAAGAGTTTATAGTTTCTTTCAAAAGACCTACACCCACAGAAAAAAGACATGATGATGAATTTATCAGACATCTTGAGAGAAAATATCCTCACATGGTTGGCAAGTGTCTTAATTTTCTTCCATTCGATCAAGCATTAAAACTATTTAAGGAGTACACATAATGGGTAGATATTATGATGGCGATATTAGTGGTAAGTTTTGGTTTGCCGTTCAATCAAGTGATGATGCCGATTTCTTTGGAGTACAAGGAGAAGCCAGGTTTTTGAGTTATTACTTTGACGAGGATCACAGAAAGGAGGTTCACAGAGGTATTCTTGAATGTGATAGAAATCTAGGTAGATACAGAAAACATCTTGATGAGTTTTTTGATAATCATGAAAGCTATAACAATAAGAAACTTGCAGAGTATTTAGATGAAAAAGAAAAACCTCATTGTCATTCTGAACAAGAAGTCAAAGGTTATTTAGAATGGTACGCAAGATTACGTCTTGGGAAAAAGATTTATGATTGCATACTTAAACAAGGCGATTGTAGTTTTGAGGCAGAGTTATGACTGCAACCGAATTAGAAGATTTTAAAGATGGAACTTATGATGCTTTGTTGTATGGCATTAGAAGTGAAACTAATAAATCTCATTATTACAAACAAGGCTATGACTTTGGTCTAGTCTTATTTGCAGATCAAATAGATCAAGAGGAGACAGAGCTATGAAAAAATATAATAGTGTAGGCTTTTTAGGATTTAGTGTAGATCATATCACAGAAGATCCTTATCTTACAGTTACGGCAGATGATGTCCGTAAAGCTATCATCAAGAGATTAGCAGATTGTACTGACGATCAATTATTAGATGAAGTTTCACTTGACGATACTTGCGAGGATTATAATGCTCAAACATCTTGATTTATGTAGTGGTATTGGTGGCTTTGCCGTAGGTTTTTCCATGGCAAAGTTATCAGAGCCTATGGCTTTTTGTGATACCGAAAAGTTTTGTCAGAAGGTTCTTGCTAAGAACTTTCCTAATGTTCCAATCTATGATGATGTAAAGGAGATCGCAAATGACCCAACAAGATTTATTTCAGAAAGACCCGATATTCTCACAAGTGGATACCCATGCCAACCCTTCTCGACAAGTGGCAAAAGGCTCGGCACAGAAGACCCTCGCCACATCTTTCCGTACTTGCATAAACTTATTAAACAAATCAGACCCACTTATTGTGTTTTCGAAAATGTTTATGGACACCTCTCATTGGGACTTGACGAGGTATTGTTTGCAATGGAAAGCCTCAA